CGTCCGTTGGCAAAGTGTATTTTGTGCCAAATAAGCCATTGATTGACCCAACAATAGGGTCTGCAACTAAGCCAGCAAGGGTTGCCGCACCAGCACCAGCAACAGCGCCTGGTATCGCACCAACACCACCAAGCAATGCACCAACAGCCCCACCAGCAAGCGCACCAGCGGCAGGCAAAGCCATACCCCTTGTGGCGGCTCCAGCAAGTCCTGTGGCGGTTGTAAGCGATTCTTGTGGCACATCAAATTGGTTAAAAATATTTTGCTCAGCACCAACTTGAACTTGTGCAACTGGCTGTTGTGGCTGAAGTTCAGTTTGAGTTAATGGTGGTTGCGTAGCTGGAGTAAAAAAAGCATTTAATGTCTGGTCATAATAAGTACCTTGTGGCTTGGCATCAGCTAGTTCAATTGGCAATAACTTAAAGCCTTCAGGCGCAGCGATAGAAGCGGCTCTTGGGTCGTCAGCAAAAATAGGTGTGCCACTAATTTCTATCCTAACTGGCGCATCAAATTGGTCAAAAATATTTGCTGCCATTAGTTAGCCTTTAAGTATTGTGAGGCTGAATTAGGACCATATTTTTTTTCAAACTCACCCCTAAGACTTGGGTCTTTTTTTAGAAAATCTATTGCGCTTTGCGGTGGAATCGGTCTTGCGGCTGGTGTATCTGGTGGTACTACTGCTTTTCCTGATCTAATAGCAATATTCTCACGAGCTTTTGTTAACAATCGCACAGCCTCGTTGATATTTTCTTGCAGCCTTTCAGGTGATTGCTTCAAACTCAAATTCTGCAAAGATGCCTGCAGTTTATTGCCTTCGTTTTCTGACAAACTTCCAGTGCCTTTAATTTGCGGTATTTGTGCGAGGAATGCCTGCGCTCCTAAAGTTTCAATCAAACCTTCAAAGTCAGCAGTCGCTTGACGTAATGTTGGAATAAATCTAGACGCTACTGGGCCAGTAGCTGCTTCTCTTACGTCCAGAGGCGTGTTTGTAGCGCGTATTGCTGTATTCAAAAAATTGTCGATTGAACTGAGTTGATTCCCAAGCAATGAGTCTTGATCTCTTTTAGCTTGGTCTCGTTTGTCAGTTGCTTCCTCACGCCTTTGCAAAATCTCGTCCCGTTTTACGGCATTTAGTTCTTTTGCGGCAGCGGCATTAAGGGCTGCAATCCGTGCATTTTCTTTGTTAATCAATATATCTGCGTCAGTTTTGCGTAAAGTTGCAGCCTGCTGTTGCACATCTAACACAGTTTTAGCCCTAGCAAAATCTGCTTCAATAGCTTTTAGTTTTGCTTCGGCTTCTTCTTTTTCCCTTGCTGCTTTTGCTCTAGCAGTATCATCTGTTGCTGTGGCTTCTGCATTAATCGCTTCTTGCAAAGCTTTTCTTGCTTTTGCCTCTTGTTCTTTAAATGCTTCAGGCGCAAGTTTTTGCTTTTCTAAATTTTCAACAACTTTGCCCATTTTTTCTGGGTTAAGTAAATTAAGGGCAAAATTTGTTTGAAATTTAGCTTTATTTATGCGATCTGGGTCATCAGTGTTTGACAGGATTTTTTGCACCTGCCCATAAATTGATGGCGGTAGGTTTGATGTTTTTCTTGCATCTACTGTTTGCGTCAAAAGGTTGAGTGCAACATCGGGTTCATTATTTTCAAGCGCAACAGCAATGTCTCTGCCAATATTAAATTCAGCATCCTGTTGTTCTGTTGAAAACCTACCAGCTACATCTTTTATAACTTCTCTTTGTTGCGGGTATTTAAGAGCAAATTGATTAAATGCCTTCATAGAAGGGTTATCTAGAACTGCTTGCAAATCAGTCTTATAAGCTGTCTTTACTTCTTCGGCTTGGGTGCGTTTTTGGCGTTCGGCAAGTGCTTCGCCAAAGCCTTCAAATTGTTTAGCCAAATCTAACTGTGGAATCATTCCAAGATAATTGACTGGAGGTTGGAGAGGGTTGATTGCCATAATTAAAAGAACCCTGAAGCTACTTTGCCAATGCCAAGAATATCGCCAAAGGTTTGTCTAGGAATACTCCCAGCCGCTACTTGACCGCCTGCAATAGCCTGCCCTCTATTTGCCAATAAATTAGCAACGTTGCTTGCTGATGTCATGCCCTGCGCGGCTTGGCCAGCAGCCGAGGCTTGTCCTCTTGAAAATATGTCCGATGTCACACCCAAACCAGTAGCTGATAAACCGCCCAAACGCCCGTATTGCTCATCAATTAAGCTAGACAAAAGCTGTGGCCTGAATTGACCCAATGCGGCTTGGATGTTGCCACCCCTTAAGCCACCCGTGGCTGATGCTCTCTGAAGCAATGCTTCCTCTCCCTGCTTTGCAAGGGATTGAAAAGTCTCGCCACCACTAATTCGCTCGATGGCGGCACGTTCTGCCTCTGGGCCACGCAAACCCAAAAGCGCTTGCTGTTGTTCAAATGATCTAGCCCCTGCTTCCTCAAAAGGCGCAAGCCTTGTTAATGCGCCAGTGCCTGCTGTGACATACGGTGACATCAGTTCAACCAGTGCATCAAATTGCCTGCGCTGTTCCTCAATGCCTTTTTCAGCCGCTGCCGCTTGTGTTGCCGCACCACGCTCTGCAGCTTGCCCAGCTTGCTTTGCGCCAGTTATGCCGCCAAAAACATCACCGATAAAATCGCCAATAAAACTCATATTGCGCCCCATTCTTGTCGGGTCATGCCCAACATATAGACATTTTTAACTAAGCCATTTTGCACACAGGCACAGCGCCTGCACCCCTCTAGCTTAAAACCTAGCTTGATACAATAATTTTTTGCAGTCTCAAGCCCTTCAATAATATAGGCAGTCACACGCAAGATTGGTTGGGCAAAAGCCCATGCTAGGCAGGCCAGGCCAAGATCACGAGATTGCTTTAAGGCTGATTTTTTAAGAAGTGCATGAAGTTCTAATTCGACTGCGCTTTGTTTAATGGCAATAAAAGCACCAGAGAATTTGCCATCAACCCAAGCTGATAGATAGGTCACGTTTGGGTGTTGGATTGGCGCAGCAGGGCGATGGTCATGCCCAACCTTTGTGATGTAAGGGTCTGAATACACCTCCATCAAATGCTGCTCTGTAATTCCAACCGTAACCATGCACAACTCCTATTCAGGGCAGGCCGCTGGATGCCAAAACTCAGCGTCTGAATTTTCGCACAAATTAACAAAAGGTCAATCCTCATACTCTTCCCAAGCCTGACAAACCCGCATATCGTTGCAGATAAAATTCAGCTTTTCGCAATGACCCCTAAACCCTGCGCCTTTGTCATAAGCCGCCATCGGGATGCGCTCAATCCGCACTTGGGTCATAAAGCTGTTATCGTAATACCCGCAATTCGAGCAATGCTTGCGTCTTGCGTCTTTTTCATCACACTGCATAGCGTCTGCCAGCTCTGCGTAGAACTCCTTGTTTGCGCCAACCTCATTGGTGGGCATTTCAGGACCATAATTCCAATCAGCCACCGCAACCGCATAGTTCTTTTTATTTTGGGCATTGGTCAAAAACTCTTCTTCCATCGGCAGGCCGTTAAAGCCCCGCGGGATAACCATAAACTCTTTCATGCTGTACTCCTTAACTGATTTCTCGGCCTGATGCTCGGATGGTCAGGGATGTTGACGCCCCTGCGATTGTGGAAATAAACCCACCAACATCTAATGCTTGACCCACCAACTCAGGGCAGGTGTATGTCTCGTCAGGCACGATGGTGCGTGTGTCAATAATCAGGTTCGATGCCCCTGCTGACCCAGACACAGTGACCAAGTTGCAACTGAAAGTCACATTGTTGGCACTGGTGTTGGTCACCGTGAACTTGTCAATGATTGCTTTGACGTTAGTTGCGGTGTATTGGGTGGTTTGGCTGTTCTCTGCCTGTTTTGCAGGGATTAGCACTTTTACTGTAACTGTCATTGGACACCTCCGATGTTGTTGTTGACTGTGAGAATTATGGACGGAATACCTGGGTGTGGGGCAGAAGCTGCAAAGGCGGCAACCTCGACGCTAAGGTCGGTAACCGAAAACATCAGCTCGACATAATCATTAGCCTTCAGGTCAAAAAAGTAATTTAAGGACGAAAAAATCTCAGCGTTGT